TCCACTTTATAACCGTTATCAATGTACCACTGCATGGTATCTCTCTCTTCATTAGGGTAGTTCTCATCATAGAGGAAGCCATCTGCATCCAGCCAGCAATACCACCAAAATCCTAACTCCTCCTCAATGGCATCCTCAAGCCATACTCTGTACTGTTTCATGATATTTCGTTATTACATTCTTTTAGTAACTCAAGTGTTTTATCAAATCCAATTATTTCAGATACTTTACCTATGAATAATTGATGCTTTAATTTTTCTGTTTTTTCCATTTCTTTGGCTTGTTGCATAGCTCCATTTGGAAATTGATAATGTTCATCTCCAGTTTTTTTATCCTTACCACCTGACAATACTTGTTGCCATAAAAAATCTACTGCTGTCTTCATTTCGTTAATTTATATTTATTATTACTATCCTTCTCAAGTGTATAACCTAACTCCTTGTATAGGTTAAAATATCTGTAGACTGTCCTGTCACTCACTCCCAAGTACCTTGCAATGGTGTAGATTTGTCTGGGAGTATCTTGCAGGAGCTCCATTAGTCTGATGCACCTGTACATCTTAAGTTGATTCATGAGTATCTTGTTGTATAATACAAGGCTTTATAAGCCAGTACTAAGGTTGTCATTGTTCTTGTCATTTGCTTTGTATTAGTGTTATCACTTCCTTCCAGTACTTCTGCTGATCGTATGTGGCCAATGTTTGGATTGCCACAGCTGAGTCAATAGCGTGTTGCTTGCCTTCTATTAAACCATGCAGCCTGATTGACCTGGTGTAGATGTCTGTTGCTTTGTCTTTTGTGCTCATTCTATTCTGATTTAAAGGTTTCGTTGTAGTATTGTTCTGCTGTTCTATTATCTGTATATGTTAATACTCCATCAATTTTTGACTTTGTATTCCAAGCATCAATAATCTGCTCTTTCTCCATTTCTTTGGCTTGTTGTAAAAGATTTTCAGCTTCCTTCCATGTTCCTTCTGGTGGAGCACCGCATACTTGTATTAAATTTATTATAAACCATTCTACTGCTGTCTTCATATTCTATTTACTTTGATTATTAATCCCTCCCACACATCGGCTCTTTGCCTTGCTTGAGCAGATGAGTCTGCTTCTACGTTCTTGCTGGTTATCCTCCAGGCTCCTTGAGTGTATACTCGATAGTGTACTGTCCACATTGTTTATTGCTTTAAGGTAACGGTAGTACAGGCTTTCATTGAACCTGTCCCACCCGTTGATGTATGCTAAATTAATCATCCTATAACTCCTATGATAGTTAGTACTATAGTAACTACCATAAATAGTGCACCCATTATAAGGGTATCACGTATTGCTTTCTGATTCTCTGTCATAATTATAAGTTTTGAAGGTTAGCTTTGTACATCTCAAGTCTTGCAAGTGCTCGTGCCTGTGTGTGCAGTCTGTTTTTATAGCTGGCAGTAAAGTCTGGTAGCATCTCAAACTTAGCAACCATCTTGATGTTGTCTGATGTCATCCTAAGTCTGGTGATCATACCATCAATCATCCACTGAGCATCCTCAATAGCTTCATTGAGTGCTTCGCTGTCTTGTACATAGCCATCCTCACAATACTTGCATTCATAAGATACATCATATTGAGGGTCATTATCCCATGTACTGTTGGTGTAAGTTCTGCCATTTCCTTGGCACTCTTCACATTCTTTAATAAACTTTTTCATATTTTTCCGTATTGATTACCTTACAAATGTAGTCATAATTTCCATACGTGCAAATAATAATTAACAATCTGTTGAAAATAATTGTAATTTATAACCATTCTAAATAAGAATATTAGGTCTGGACGGGATAAAACGGGATAATTTAGACATAAAAAAAACCTCCTAAGTGTGCATCATTGATAGGCATAGGAGGTGTATTAGAATGACCTGCTAACTGTTCTAATGGTAAGTATGCAGGTACTGTTAATCAAATCTATTTTTCGTTAACACGTTTTATATATATGTTAACACAAAGGTACTATTTCTTCTTGAATCTTTTGACTATGAATTTAGAAGCTAAGGTTGCAAGAGCTTTGAGAAACTTATTCTCAGATACTACCTCTACTTTAGTGCCAGTCTCATCCTTTGTGATGTGCACATCTACCTTCTTGCCGTCATACTTTAAGTCATGATTAGTGCCATCCTTGTGGTATTCTATCTCTGCCTTGTTGGTCTCTATGATTAGATCAACTTTCTTAGGTCTGCCTACTTTCTTTGCCATATTAGAACTCATTTAATAAAACTATTGATACTCTGGGTTGATCCTTTGCCATTTTTACCATGCGTTCATACTCTGGGTTGTTGTTAAGGACTAAACATCCCTCTGACCAGCCGCCAATTTGTGTTGCCACTTGTTGACTACCCTTGTTATATGTTGCTCCATGGATATTAAGGAATATTAAATCAGTCATTACAGCCGTTGTAGGGTTGGTTTTACCATCATTGGTATAGTCACGCCTGTATGGAACGCCTTTAATCTGTCTAAGAGCCTCCATTTTGCCTCTGTGCTTACCGTATGCATACGAGTCATAGTTCCATTGGTCTGCTTCCATTACAGCAGTCCCTTTATTGCCTTTATTTGTCGTGCAACTTGTTACAAATTGGAAGGATGAGCCCTTGAAAATGTAGCACTTGTCATCAAAGATGTTGTTGCCATCCTCATTTGACCTAACAAACAACAGCCACATATCAGCTGGGATGTTCTTATAGGTAGGTAGTGACTTGACTCTATCAAGTAATTGCTTATCAGTGTAACTCTTAACGTTGCTCATTGCTTTCTATTGTTAGTTGTGATAAGGTTGCCGCTACAGTACCAGCTGTGATAGCGTATGTTGCCACAGTTACTAATGCCGCTGGCAATGTGATAGGTGCAGCAATGATAACACCTGCTACAGCACCTACTGTGATTGCTATTCTCTGCACTCTCTTCCAGAACTTAGGAGTGGGAGCTGACCATCTTTCTTTCATACTCATCTTGTTAATTGTACTTCTATTAGTTTCTTTACTGACTGAGTTAGCTCACTGATTTGTTCTGCCAGGTGCTTAATCTCAAGCTGAGTCATCTTCTCAATGGCCTCATACTTGAACCTGGACTCATTGTCAACCAGTTCAATCTTACCCTTGAGCCTTCCTTGAGTCTCAATAATTCTCTTCTGCTCTTCTGCTAATGCTTTGATATCTGAGTGCACCCCTTTAAGGAAGTATGCTACACCAGAGATCAGTATTGTTATAATCGTGAAGGCTATTTCATTAAAGTCCATTACAATATCAGTATTGAGTTGTTGTATCCGTTCTCTCTCATCCCACCACATGGGCATCCACTATGGCATTGGCCTACACAGTCACAATCGCATCTGTCAATCATAGGCCTAAGGTCAGTATCTCTGTTGGTAGGGGAAGTGAAGCCAGGATATAAGTCCTTATTAGCTATCAAGTACCTAATCAACCTCTGCTCAAAGAACGAAGCCTTCTGTGCATAGTGTTCCATCCCAAATGCAACCTCACTACGGCTAACAGATGCAGAGAAGTCACCGAATTGAGTCTGTAGTCCTTTGTTCTTGAGTTGGTATGTCAAGCCAAAGACAGCATCCTCTGCTGATCTCCATGCAATCACTGGCTGTATGAAGGCAACAAGTGCCTCCTCATCATTTGTCAACGTCTGACCGTTGTATGCAGCCAGTAGATAGTTGTAGTATGTTGTTCCTAAGATAGGCATTACTCTAAGTTGAGCCTGTGTAGCTATGTATGGTGTAACATCTGTTACATCCACATTAGCTGTGATAGGTGTGTTGGTCTTGAGGTAGGTCTCTGTTATAAAGTATATCATGGTGCAGGTGTTTCTGTTGGTATTATATCACCGCCTTCTATAGGAGGTAGGGATGCAAGTGATCTAACCTCATTCGGAGTCATTGCATTCAATACTTTGGTAGCTACTAATGGACTCAATGAGTTGATGGCATCAGCTGTCTTAGATGCATCTCCTTCTATCTCAACAATAGTCTCATTTATTATCTGGAAGTTGTTAATCATGTACACACCTGGTATCTTAGCCAGTGCCAATAGCTCGTTCACTATCTCCTCTACCTGGTCTCTCAATGGCATCACTACATTCTTCTCAAATACAACGTATGCCTGCTTGATATCAGCTCCACCACCAAGTGCTCCTGTGGTTCTTACTCCCATCAAGATAGGGTCAATGGTATGTGAGAAACATATCTGCTCAGTATTGAGTGCAGAGGCCTCATGGAAGAGCTTATCATTGCTGTTGGTAGGCAATGGCTCTATCTTTGGTAGTGCATCTTGACTGTTAGCAAAGAATGCCACAGCCTTGCCGGCATTAGCTGCACCTTTCAACCTATCAATGGTTTGCTTGATCATGTGTTTCTCCTCTTCTGACTGTGGTCTCTTAGGGAACATCATA